AAAAGCCGACTCAAAGCGGCGCTTAACTAATTATGGCAAAGACAATCGCACAACTCACCGCGCTCGGCGCCACGCCGGACGACGCCGACAACCTCGTTATTGACGACAGCGGAGTCACCAAAAAGGTGACAGCCGCACAGCTCAAGGGTGACTGCGTGCGCGCTCAGAAAAACAACGATCTTAGCAGCACAACCGGCACGCGCATTGGCACGGCGGCAAATCAGCTTCTTGGATTCTGGAATGCCACTCCTGTTGACCAACCGGCGCTGACCGCTGACTTGCTCGACAGCCTGCAAGAGATTGGCCTCGTTGCTTCTGGCGCTGGCGACACCCCGCTAAATCTTACTTCTGGTGCATTGACGTGCGGCGCTATCACGGCCGGAGCCGCCGGAGTTGCCTCATTGGCGAGCACAGGAGCTGTCACCGCCGCATCTGTTGCCGCAACCGGAGCTGTGACCAGCAGCGGCACGGCTGGCATTGGCTATGCGACAGGCGCCGGAGGAACGGTGACGCAAGCGACAAGCAGGACCACGGCGGTTCAGATAGATGATGTTTGCGGAAGCATCACGATGTTTAGCGCGGCAGGATCGACAACGGCCGCCACGTTCACAGTCAACAACTCCACGGTAGCCATTAACGACGTTATCATCCTTAACCAGCGCAGCGGAACCAACCCCTACGAGTTCGTTGTGACGGCCGTGGCGGCAGGATCTTTCAACATCAACTTCCGAACCATTAGCGGAACGTCAACAGACGCGCCGGTCATCAACTTTGCCGTCATCAAGGCAGTCACCGCTTAATGGCACTTGAAAGTCCAGTGCAGCGCGACGGCGACAACGGATTCATTGGATTCGCCTCGCGCATCAATCCGCTCTCGCTTCCCGCCGGAGTGTTACAGGAGTCGGTGAACATGCGCCTAGACAGAGGCTCCGCACAAACGCGCAAGGGTGCCAAGCGGCTGGCGGGAGACATTTCAGTTAGCGGAACGCCGCTGACCATTCCATTCATTTTGAGCGCGGCTCCAAACGAACCAATCGTGCGCAACGTATACAGCGGAGGCATCTATGCGTCTGCCATGATGCTACTGCCAGAAGAAAGCATCAGCACTGAAGCCGCTGTATTGGCCGGTCCCGACTCCGCGTTCACATACATCACCGACAGCATCTTTGAAGTCGGAGTAGCTGGCGCCGCAACGCTTCTGGCCGTTGACAGCAACGACAACCTCGTCACAGACACCGGCGACGAGCTGTATGTCCTTGTGCTTCCGCAGCAGATCAATTTTCCGACCTCACCCTCCGAGATTATTGAGCCGACCGACAAGGTCTCAATGTTACAGGCTTGTAATAGGCTGTATCTGTTCCGAGAGGCCGACCGCAATCAAGCCGGTTGGGGAGAAGTTTTTACTGGCAACAACGGCATATCCGTTGTCGGCACAACGGCAACCGTGCATGTCGCCTCGCATGGCTACCCGCAGGGCGCAAGGGTTCGCATTGAAGGCGGGGCGTCGTCCGCTTACAGCGGGCACGAATACGACATCGCAACCGTGGTTAGCGAAGATACGTTCACCATTGCAGTTCCAAGCGGCACTCCGAGCGAGGCGTCCAACACCATCTCAGTTCGCAGGGTAAAGCCTCCACTCTATTGGAGCACGGAGTCCTTTGGAAACTTTGTGCGAGCAGCAGGCGGCATTCCCGCAGAGGGTGCGACATATCGCAGAATGCGCTCGGTGCCGTGGGCGACATACATCAACAACCGGCTCATTCTGCCGGATGGCCGACAAAATGTAATGGTGTCGGACATTCTGGACCCAGACCTTTACGATCCGTTCTGGCAGTCGTTCCGCGTTGGCAAGGGAGGCAATGACTACTTGGTCGCCGTGCATCCTTGGGTTGAGGGAACGGCGCTGGTCTTTTGCCGCAAATCCATCTGGTTGGCCACAATCAATCAGTTTGCCTCCACGGACGGCTCTGACTTCGCTATCGACACGCCAATAAGCAAACTGGAACTGCTGACAGATGAAATTGGCTGCTCTGCTCGCCGCACCATCGTCACCGCAGGCAACTTTGTTTATTTCCTGTCCGACAGCGGCGTCTACCGGCTCGACGCCAGACTTGATTTGAAGCTGCGCGGCGACACCAAGCCGCTATCCGATCCCATCGCCGACAAGCTACAAGCGCTAAATACTGACCTCGTTGCAGACTCTGTCGCCGTCTACCAAGACAACAGATACTACCTCGCCGTCCCGCTCGAAGACGCGACAGACAGCAACAACGGCGTATTTATTTACAACCAGCTCAACGAGCAGTGGGAGTCGCAGGACTTATACGGCTTCGGCGTTGGCAACTTTCTCGTGGCAAACGTGGGCGGAGAGCGCCGACTCATGATCTCCAACCGCGCCGGAAAGCTCATGCTGCTTGACCAGATAGAGAGCGGCGACGAGAGCGCGGACAGCCAAGTGAACACTACAACGTCAGTCACTGGTCGCATCCGCACCAGACGATTCAACTTCGGCGACATGCACAGCAAGCGATTCCTGCGAGTCATCGCCGATGTCGTTCTTCCGAACGGCTCCGGTGTCACATCAAAGATTGTAACGATCAATCCAGACACCGAGACAACCATCGGCACGCTGACAAACAGCTCTGGCGCTTCAGAGGACTACAACATGAAGGCGCCGGTGCGTTACAAGGCGCACGCCGCAGAAGTCATTTACGAGACATCAAACGGAAGGCCGGAGATACGGTCGGCCAGCATTGAGGCATCACCAAAGTCGTTGCCTCCGACAGAAACACGAAGCGCAGCTTAAACTATGGCAACGATAGCAACACAACTTAACTCTGGTTCGGGCTTTACGTCTGGGGAAACAGTAACGGCAAATAAACTGAACAACCTTGTCAACACCGCAACGGTCACGGCGATTCAGACAGCCGACATTTCTGACGCGCAGGTCACAACCGCCAAGATTGCGGACGATGCTGTCACTGCCGCCAAGCTGGACGGCGTCTCGTCGCTCAACACGCAGGCCGGAAATTACACGCTGGTGCTGTCCGATGCTGGGCGAGTCATCGACATGAACGTGTCCGCCGATGCAACCGTCACCGTTCCGGCAAACTCATCAGTCGCCTTCGCCACGGGGGCAACAATCATCGTTTCCCGCCGAGGCAACGGAGAAATCACGATTTCCGGCCCAACCGGCGTTGTCATCCGATCTGCAACCACAACATTCGGAGCTGTCACCGCAGCAGCATCCAGCAATGTCGTCACCGCAACCGGCAGCGCATTCATTGCCGGACAGATTGTGCGCTTTAGCTCCATCACCGGAGGAGCAGGTCTCAGCACGAATACCGATTACTACGTCATTTCGCCCAGCACGAACACGTTCAAGTTGTCCAGCACGTCCGGCGGCTCCGAGATCGACATCACCACAGACATCACTGCCGGAAGCCTGCTCGCCAACATGCGGCGCGTGGGGAGCCAAAACTCGGCCGTTGCCCTTATGAAGATCGGGACCGACGAGTGGCTGCTGTTGGGGAATCTAAAAGCATAAATGAATTTGCTCTCCGTCATCGTTGGCAGCGCATCTCGTCCGGTTCAAGCAACTGGCGGGACGGTCACGGACATTATAGTCAGCAACAGAACGTGGCGCGTGCATACGTTCACCGCCAGCGGAACTTTTTCGGTCACCGATGCTGGGGAAAATGGCGGCGTTGAGTATCTTATCGTAGGAGGCGGTGGTGGTGGCGGCGGCCGTGGCGGAAGCCAAGTGTCCGGCGGCGGCGGCGCGGGCGGCTATCTTTCCAATGTTGGCGGCGCGTTGGTTGGCATTGTCGCGCAGGACTATACCATCACGGTAGGGACCGGCGGTGCTGCTGGCGCAAATTCAACAGCCTCTACTGGGCGAGGAGTCTCCGGCGTCAGCTCGTCCGCGCTGGGATCTACGGCGGTTGGTGGCGGTGGCGGTGGTGGTATTGGCAGTAGTTTTAGGGATGGACTAAGCGGAGGCTCCGGCGGCGGCGGGCGTGAATCCGGCGGCGTGGGTGGAACCAGCACCGCTGGTCAAGGAAACAGCGGCGGCGCTGGCAGCATCAGCCTCGCCGGTGGTGGTGGCGGCGCAGGAAGCGCAGGAAGCACAGGAGCGGCGGGCGCGGGACTGGCCAACGCCATTACCGGCACTTCGGTGGACTACGCCGTGGGAGGCTACGGCGGTTCCGCGCCCCCTGCCAACACAGGGTCGGGCGGTCGGCGCGGCGAGGGAAGCACAGATGCAGCCGCCGGAGCCTCCGGCATCGTCGTGATCCGGTATCCCTTGGAAAGATTATGACCGCATGGCAACTGGCAAAACAATTTCAAGATGAGCACTGCGTTGAAACATTTGAAGACGTTCTCGGACGGCATCTTGCTGGCGGGGTTATTGTTTCCTCGCCGCAACTGTTCATCTGCGCCAGAGAGATTCATTGGGATGAGGAGCGCGGCGAGCCATCACTCGCCGAGCCACTTGATCCAAACTGCTGGTTCGTTGAGCTGGCTGCTGGCATTGGTCGCACAAATGTTTTGCGCGATCTTCTGCGCGCACTACCTCATCCGCAAAAATGGCTGGCATGGTGCCGCCGTGGAGAGATGCGCGTGAGAGTCTTTAACTGGAACAAACTAAGCAACAAATTGGGAGGATACTAATATGGGAGGATTATTCGGAGGCGGTGGTGGAGGCGGCAGCAAGCCGAAGCAATCACAACCGCTAGACGTAAACGCCATTATGGCGGCGGCAAACCAATCGGCGGCAGCCTCGGTTGCCAGCCAGATGAGGGCACTGGTGGACAACTATCCGCGCTTAGAGCGCTTGCAGCTTGCTACCATCGGCAACATCGGAGGGTTGCTTTCCGAAGAAGGCGGCCAGTTGTTTAGTTGGCAGCTTGTCAAAAGAGGAAACGCCAAAAAGCCGGACGAGTGGCGCAAGGTGCCTCTCGGCAAGGCCGATCCCAACCTCTATACCGGCAAGGCGCGTGTTGCGGTCGAAGAGGCGATTGCCTCCAAAGAGCCGATCCGCGTGCAGGGCGACAAGCTCGCTGGCATCGGTGACACGCTCACCGGCCTCGCGCTGCAAAACTACCTCTCCAGCACCGACAGGTCGCCCATTGAAACAGAACTTGGTCGGCAGGCTGAGAGCGAACTCATGCTTGGCCGCCAGCTCACCGCAGAGCAGGAGCGTGCGGCACAGCAGTCGGCCAGAGCGGCATTCTCTGCTCGCGGATTAGGCAATTCGACAGGAAGCGTTGCCGCAGAAATTCTCAGCCGCGATGCCATGGCCAGCCAGCGTGAGGCAGAGCGCCGCAACTTTGCCGGTGCGACCAACCAGATGCTGTTCCAAAACGAGATGGCGCGGCGCGACCAAGCGGCGCAACAGGCTGCACTCGGAAGCACTGTCACTGGCAACGCCGCGAACCTCTACGGACAGGCCGCAGGCATTGGCTTCCAAGGCGCCCAGTCGCTGCTGCAAGTCGATCCGAAGATGCGCTCGCTCAATCCGGCGATTGCCATGGGTGGAGGCATTGCGAACACGTTGAGCGGCATGATCACGCCGACCTATCAGGGAGCAATGGGACTTGCTGGCAATGTGGCGAGCTTTGAGGCGAACAGGCTCGACAGCCGTTACAACTCCTACATGAACAATCAAGCGTCTCTCCAAGCATCAAGGATGGGCATGCTCGGCAGCGCCATCCAAGGCGGCATTCAAGCCGGTGGCCTCATCGGCGCAGCAAAGATGGCGCCCATGATGTTCTCGGACAAGCGCATGAAGAAAGACATCAAGCCGCTCGGAAAGGCCGGAAGCGTGCTTGGCCTCACAACCTACGAATACAAATACAAGGGCGACGACAAAAAGCGCGTCGGCTTTATGGCTCAAGACGTGCAGAAGGTGCTGCCAGAGGCGGTCACTGAAGTGGAATACAAGGGCAAAAAACGGCTGGCAATTAGGCCTGCCGTCATCGGCGCTGCCCTCGCCGAAGAACTGATGGCTGCCAAGGCAGCCTAATCACAAGGAGAACAAAACTATGTTTGCTTACAACCCAACAGTTAACGACCGCTCCGGCGAAATTATGGCGGCAGGACAGATGCAGCTTGGCCAAGACATTGGCGGGGCGCTGGCCGCGATTGGCGGCATCTATGCCAAGGCATCCGGTTCGGCCAAGCAGGAGAAGGACAAGTTCACTGGCATGTTCGATTTCCTGTCTTCTAAAAACCTCATCTCCCCGAGCGCGCAGGTTGCTCTTGAAGGCTTTACAAAAA